TAAGCCGAATGCTGGACCATCAATGGTTGGGCGGGTGGAATAAAGTTCCCACCCTGATCGTAGAACACCAACCAGCAGCGCGTGCCGTTAATGAGACTTTCCTCATTTTCGGTGACGCTGAAGGTACCGGTGGTCATGATCGAGAGGTTGGTGCGATCCACGATCTCGGCCAGCTTGCACGGCACCTTGTTGTTGAGCAGGTTCAACGACTTGTCGTATTGGGCGCTGATGATCTTGCCGTTGTCGCTGGCATCATTACCCAAGAAGACATAGGCGTAAGCGGCACCTGGCCGCATGATGGTCGAGTCAGCCCGAGCCACGTTAGGACGCACGCTGTAATCCACACTCAGCAGCGCCTCGCCCAGCAGTGGACCGCCGCGCAGACCGAAGATCCAGTCCTGCTCGCTGGTGTTGCCGTCGTCCACGTTGGTCAAACGCCACGGTGCCAGGGTGCTCTTGAGGGTGGCTTGCCAGTCCACCTTCTCCACGATGTAGATCACACCGTTAGGGGTATCGAACACCAGCTCCAACTCTTGGGGAACCACGTACTTGTTCAGATCATCGATCGGGTGCTTGTCCGGATCGAAGATGTTTTCAATGTAGTGGAAGTTCTTGCGCTCCCCGGTGTTCAGAACACTGGCCGCCGTGGCAGCCACCGCCCGCGTCGCGGTGGATTGAGGTTTGTTGTCAAACATGATGATTCCTTTAGGTCAACGAGTGCACTTACAAGGACAACAGCGCGCCTTAGCGCACGTTGTTGTTCACCTCGTAATGGCCTTCAATAACACAAACTGACTGGAGATAGCTGTCGTTCACCTGTTTGATAAACAACAACTCGTTGGAGGTCATCGTAAGCTTGCCTACGTTGGCAAACGGCATGATGGCAAAGTAGCGACGGTCGTACCCCAATGCCACAGGGTCGTACTTGAGCCACCACAGATAAGGCTGGACCAGGTCACGGATATCCTGCTCAGTGAACACTGACGTGCCTGCAGGCAAGGCCGGCAAACGAATCAACCGGTTGATCAGGCCGTTGGTGATCACGTTCAAGAACGGGCTGTACAAACGGTACTTGTCCTGAAGCGTTGGCAACACCGGCGCAGGGACATTAGGCTTGGGCAACCACTGGGTGAGGTAGTCGCTGACCCGTTGATCCAAGTCCCGGCTGCGTTCATACAGCGGGTAACTTTGGTAGGGTTCCAGGAACTTCACCGGGCAGTACACATGTTTGACCATGTAAGGCTTGCCGTTCAAAGCATTGTCCAGCACTGAGCCTGATTGATGCTCCGCGTTAGGCACCTCGCTGGTGGGCACCAGTGCACCGTTGATCACCGTACGGGTCACCCGATCATCGCGCAGGTTGTAGCGATTGAACCGACCAATCACCCCGCCCTCAACAAACCCCAGTTCGGTTTCAAACTTAGGCCCGCTCTGATCGTTGTGGAACCCATGCGCTCGCACCGTGATGGTTTGAGCCCCGTCCACCAAGAACTCTTTGTTGTGAATGTAGATGTACTTATCCTTGTACATCCAATCCACGAAGTCCACCAGCGGGTGACGGTTCAACCATACATCGACTTGGGCAAAGCTGATGGGAAAGATCAACCCACCGTCTTCATAGATCACCGTCAACGCAAACGCCAGGCTGTGGTCGATGTGGTCAAGCTTGAAGGTGTAACTCAAGCTTGCGGAGTTGAACAGCAACACCCCACGCTCGTTCACCATGTCCATGTTCTTCCAGGCCAGCACACCGTCCACGACGCTGTAGTAGCGATCGTTGCCGGTGATGTCTTCCAGCTCACCTGTAAGCTTTCCGGTGTCCACACTGTACGCCGACTTGTAGATCCGGGTATCCACTTCAGGATCCAAGATGTACGGTTGGTTGGTAATCAGGTAGTTTGCTTTACGCCCGGTCTGGCCAAAGGTGAACTCCACCAACACACACTCAGGGTACTTAGGTGCGTAGTAGCGGGTATTGAACTGATTGACCGCGCCGAGGAACAACCCCTTGTCATCGTACTCCCACGCCGTGAAACTGCGACGGTAGGTTTCAGGCACCTCAAACCCACGGATGCCTTCCTCGCTGTAGGAGACGCGCACTGGCGTGTCGCTGACAACCTTTGTCGCTGCATTGTAACCCAAGGCCAGGGCCGAAGCTTTGCGTCGCACAGCGTTGCGCTGGGAGCGCATCAGGGCCATTGTGGTGCCGCTCTCCAACCCATCAGCCGTCCACTCAGCCAAGGTTGCCCTTTCACCGGTCATTGCCTTGACAATCCCCACATCATCCAGACGGTAGAGGTAGCGAATGCGCTGATGTTCATGCGGCCATTGATGTTTCCAGTCCGTCTCGCGCACCAGCACCATGACCTTGGTTGTTGCCACCTCTTTAAGGTCAGCATGAAACTCGCTGGCCCCACGAATGGCGTCGTCAGCAATACTTACATCCACATGGGTCAGCTGACGGATGGTGGTTTCGCTGTTACGGTGCAGGTACAACCCTTTACCTTTAGGACCGACCAAGTAATAGTCATTGTCGTCAAAGTAACGGCTGGTGAAATCGTTTGCCACTTTAGGCGGATGGATAATCAGCTTGCGCTTCTTGTCCAGGCTTGAGTAGTAATCGCGCAGCGTGTTGTACGCGTAACGTTCCACGCGGATCACCGAAGGATCGTGCCAGATCTCAACGATGTCGTTCAACGCCAACCCGGCAATGGAGTTGGGAGCTCCGTCGTGGTACACCCCGTTGTGGAAACAGGCGGTGAACCCGTCCAAGGCTTTGAGCTGACTGTAACGAGCCGTGAAGATGGGCAGCTCGCTGGTCTGCTCATACACCATGGTTTCATAGGTGTATGGGTTGTGCAGGTTCAGGCGTGCTGTGTCACCGTAGTCAACCCCGATGGTGGGTTGGTAGCAGCGAAAGAACATCTCATCCTTGGAAGGGATGGGAAAACCGGTCAGCTTTTGCATGGCCATCAACAGCAAGCCGTCGTAGGTCACCATCACCCAGGTGTGCGCACGGCTGTACAGCTGGCCTCGGGTGTTGTACAGATCCATCTGCATGCCACGTACTTTAAGCAGAGCAGCCAAGTTCACCCAACGGTCCAGCGGGTTGCGGTAGAGCAATGCGTTCTTGATGTTCCAGTAGCCTGGGTGCAGACCCCCAACACTGAACACATGGAAGAACTGTTCACGGCGCGGCAGCGTGCGCCACTTACCCATGTAACTGAAGTTTAGCGAGACCCCGTACTCGTCCGAAATACGAACCAGTTTCACCTGGTGCTGGTGGTTCTCTTCAGGGTTACCCCAAAGGTTATCCTCCACGTATTGAACAACCGGGTTATTACTGTCGTAAACGGTCGTTGTCATGTCCGTTGCCTTAAGTCAGGTCGTAGGTATAGTCGATCGCCTTGGTAAAGGCCTCCAACACACCTTTGTTGTATTTGGGATCCAGCGAGACGCCCAGCTGGGTTTTGCCGTACACTTTGAATCGGGTGACCCCGTAGACCAGTGCAGTGAACAGGCACGGCGCCTCGGCGGCAGCTGCAATAACCTTGTTACCCATCGAGGCAAAACTGATACCACCCACCACCCCGATGAAATCCTTCAAGCCGACAGTTTTAAGCTTATAGAGGATTGGGTTGTTGTGAATGGCCGCCAACAGGTCAGGCAACATCGGCATGCGCGGCAGATCTTCGATGACACCCAGGATATAACCCTTCTCGGTGCCAAAGATACTGCGGATCACGTTGACACCAATAAAGGTTACATCCTCGGAAGGATTTTCTTGCAGCGAAAGAAAGTAGTACGCCAGCAAAACCTTAAGGGTCAATGACTCGTTAAGGTCCAAACCACCCCCACGAATCAAACGCGCAGACACCGCTTCGGAGAACGCTTTGGTCGCCAACAGGCGGCAGTTCTTCAACGGGGTCATGTAGTTCTCAGCCACATCCTGTTGCAAGAACGCGGCGAGCCGCGCGATCGTGATCTCATTGGAGTGCACGATTGCGTTGGACTTGTTGCGGTAAGGGCGCTCGTCATAGACGGTGATCATGTTGCGGTTTAACGCCTGCAAGGTGATCGGAAAAGCAAACACAGGGATGGGCAATTCCGAATCGTTGGTCAGCGTGAAAACGTTGGCTTTCTTGGTAGGAACGAGGTTACGTGACAAATGCAACGTCTTGATTGTGCTTTCAACACGATCAGTTGCACGATAGGGCTGCCCGACCGTTGTGTCATACGCGTTAGTCAGCATCGTGGGGGTCCTCAAAATAACATGTTATGTGCCAGATGTATATGACACTGTACGGCCCTAATTTGGGTTGCATACGATTGCTCCAGGCCACTCATGAGGTTTTCCATGACCATGTTCAACCAGATTGTACCTGGGAAAGTTAACAATCGAGGTATCAACGACAAGTCGATCCCCGAGTACACCGTTACTTATCCCACCTACCCGCTTCACCTGCCGGTGATTTCGCTGGTCACTCCAAAGGGTGAACTGGCGAGTGAAAAAGGCACCCAGTTCATCACCCTGTCCAACTTCGAACAGATGTTTGGCAAGGTCAATGACCACAAAGGCCCGTACTACAACCCCAACGCCTTGCTGATTCAGCAACTGGGCGCCGGTGCACAGGCCGTGGTCGGTATTCGTCGCCTGAGCGCCAACACCGTCGTATCGCGTGTTGCGCTGTCTGCCTTCGTGCAGAAGGTGACTGTCAAAGATTACGAACGTACCTTGTCCGGCGCTTTCAAGCGCGACGAGAAGGGCGACAAGATCGAAACCGGCAAGACCTACGAAGGTCTGAAGATCTCGATCAAGCCAGATCCGGAAGCGGCCAAATACGCTTACCGTGAACTGCAAAACCGCGTGATCCCCGGCCCCCCTGCCGCCGACGGCGTGGAAGCTGTGCCTGAAACCCAGGTCTTCCCTCTGGTAGAATACGCCGCTGGCGTGGGCGATGACTACAACAAAAGCGGTCTGAACCTGGGCGTGA